TTCAAAAGTGCCTGCGACTTTAACTTTAAAATCGTACTTGCGAGCGCTTTCAGCCAATATTTGTTTGAATGAAGTCATGTCAGTATCCTATGCTTTATTTATTAAGATTTTTAAGTTTTTCCAGTATGCTGTTGCGATCTGTCATGATGAATCCCTCACCTTCGATTTCCTCGCCCTTACCGTTTTTCTTATCGATAGCCAGTTTTTTCAACTGTAAATCTACCATCTTTAGCTTTTTGTCTATCTTGTTTGTTTTAGCTGTTATAGCGGCATTTAGCATGCCTGTAGCCACTTCAAACATACGTGCACTATATCTGGGTTCCACCTGCATTCCTAAACTCATTAGATCATCGTAGGCTTCTTCTGCTTTTTTAGCTAGGGTATCTAACTCTAAGTCCGATACATCTCCTAGCCCACGTACACGAGGTAATGCGGCTGCGATTTTATCAAACTCTTCTAGCTTTTCTTCTAGGCTGATTATCGGGTTGTTTGGTACAGCTTCTGGGGGAGGAACTGATTCTTCCTTAAGAGGATTTATTTCTAATATTTCTTCTAATTTCTTTGTCATAGTCAACTACTTATCACATCTTTTTGCCACTATGGTATAAATCGTGTTCAGTGATAATCCTAAACTTCATTCCATTTTGCTGACAGTATGCTTTGGCTGCGGCCCATTTTACCATGTTTTTAACATACTGGGCCTGATTGTAGGGATTCTTACCTACATGTTCTTTTAATGTTTGATTAAGAGGTTTAACTTCCCAGACTTCGGCACGCTTTTTCTTTTTATTGTCTACGAACACAACTAAAAAATCTGGAACATAGATAGTGGGTTTACCTGTAAGTGGATCCCTATAGGGTATCTTAATACTTTCGCTAGCCCACTGCTGTATAGCTTCGTTTTCGTCACACATTTTCATCACGCTTAGTTCCCAGCTACTTCTAAAACGTGGAGAACTAGTTCCAATGTATTTTTCAGGATTTGTTAACTTATATATTCCCTGATTGAACTTCATACTCATGCTAGTATATTTCTTTCCACTTCATCGGCGGGAACGATTGTTGTTGAAATACCTAGTGTACTGGTTTTAAATCTATTATAATTTAATATCTGTCCAACAAGCTGACTTAGTTCAATACCGTTAAGAGTTTTTAACGTATCTAATATTTGAAAGGCATTTAGATTGTTTGCCTTGGCCTGACTTAAAATAATCATTGCTACACTATCGGCGGCTTCGGCAGTAAATCCACGACTTTCAAAAAATCCAGTAACTGCTATAATATCAGTACCGTTTAAATCTATCGGTGATTGATAGAATGTACTAAAAAACTTTACAGTACTGTTAGAACTTGACGGTATTGTTTTTTGAGGAATGTTATTATATAATGACATGATTTACTTCCTAGTTACTGATGCCTGTTGTGCCACAGGTCCGGTTGGTGTGTTAGGAGTAAACAACTGTACTCCGTTTACCGCTCCAGAGTTAAACACAGTAGGTCCGCCCTGTGCCGCATTCTGTACCTGTCCCAATGCTACTCCGGTTAACTCATTAATAGATGCTTTTTTGTTTAAACTGCTAACATTCTTAGCAAGGTTAGCAGTCTGTATAGCTATGTTTAAATAATCCTGAGGACTACTTGCGTTGGCAATACTACCATTTGCTCCGAATATAGAACTGGCTCCTGCTATTACTCCACCGGCACCAAACAGGCTCTTGCTACCACCACCTCCTATAGATAAAGGACTAGGTGTTTTGTCATAATGATTTTTATTAAATCCTACGACGCCTGCATCTCCTCTATTATAAAGTACATTTTCATAAGTAAGAACCATTTTGTTTTCTAGAAACTTATTGCCCTGCGTCTGGTCAACTTCTCCGTGGCGCCATTCTTTGATTATAGGGTTTACCAATGTTACACTGAGAAACTTTTGTTTATTCAAAAGGTATACTGTTACGCTATTAAAAAACTGATAGTTTTGTTCGTTGTTTAAACCGTAGTGGTAGAATTTATTTTTGTATTTTGTATCAGTCCATGCTTCAATATTAGAATTATTTGCCGCTAGTGTATTACTATATCGACCGTCGCCATAGTAATAACTGTAATAACTGGTCCATAAATCTGTAGATATATTTGCCTGATCATCATGGAAAGAAATACTAACTGGTGTATAATCTAATTTTTTCTGTACGATCGTTTTTCTGTTGTATTGATTAAGAACTTCAGTCTCAACAGTAAATTTAGGTAACTCAACCATCTTGGCCAATAATCCTACATTCATTGAATACTTTTGTGTCCAGCCAGGATTTTGTCTATTAAGGAATTTTTGTACGGCAGGATTAATATTTAAAGTTACATAATAAATCCAACCATTCTTAGGTGCGTAGTCGTAAAATCCATCAGCTCTATATAACTTACTAGCGTGCTGTGAATCTCGTAACCAACCTTGAGATAGTACATTGGAAAGGAAAGGAGTTAGATCGCTCATGTTAATATTTATGTCATAAAAAAAGGCCCGTTTGGGCCTTTTTTACTACTGGAAATATTAGCTAGTTGCTAATGATCCAAGTGTTCTAGCAACAGCAACACCAACACCTGATAAGTTACCTGCGGCGTCTGTTTGTAGAGCGTTATCGAATTTTAATGTCAATGTAATATCCATTGCATCACTTGATTTGTAATCGCCCTGTTGATAATCGGCTTTTTGTATATAGCAACCGTAAAGTTCGTATGTTTCAAGAACTGTTGGAGCATTAGCACCCATGCCACCATCTAAAATATCGATGTTACATTGGAATTTATAATCGCTACCAGAAGCCGCTGAACTTTGTTCAAAGAAATCAAACTGTTTCTGAATCTGTTGTCCAACAAGTTTTGTAACAGCACTGCTAACATCGTCACGTAGAAGGATCTGTAGTTCTGCCCATGTGTATTTTCCAGCATAGTTGATCTTGCTGTTGTAAACGTTTAGTTCAACGTTTTCAAATGATACGCTTGGACGTCCTGCTGTAATAACCTGTTTGGTTAATTCGAACGTTTGATTATCAGCACCAAACCCAATGAAACTCACTCTAAAGCGATATTTCAGTTTGGGCATTAAGAGGCCCTGACTGGTAGAACTCTGTCCACCACCGCTCAACGGTACTGAATAATTTAATAAACTAGATATTGCCATCTAAATGCTCCTTAATCTTTAATATTTATGAACCTTTTGACATAGATCCTAAGTTGCCTGAGGCAATAGCACCTGTGTTCAACAGTCTCATTGGAATGTATATAAACTCGACTGCTTTAACTGGTTCGATAGCGATATCCATCCATAGTTCGGATCTATCGATCCTTGATGGTGTATTATTGCTCTCATCACAGACTACGATATAGTCATAAATCGCACGCTGTCCTACTAGTTCAATGAATAAACTTTCAGCGGCATTTTTAATCGCCTGTCTTGTTATACTGTCATTAGGTTCGAACAAATATGGTTGAGCTAGAATGCCTAACTGTCTACGTAGATAAGCTACTAAACGAGCTACGTTAATTCTATCTAATGCGCTGGCTACATGTGATCTTGTATAGTTACCAAAGTTAACTAGACCAACACCATTGATTGTAGATATAGGATTAACTTTGACTCCGGCTAATACATCACGTATACTTTGTGGTATAGATGTTGTGATAAAATCACCTGCCGCATCAACATATCCTGCTGATGTTGCGTTATCTACTGTACCTCTGTTAATACCACTTGGAGCAAACCATTGATAACTCTTAGAATCACTATTAGTGATAGTACGTAGCATCATGTGGCTTGGTGGAACAACAATATAGTTTCCTGTATTGTCATTTGTATATCCACTTGGATAGAACATGGCCATGTAATCGTCGTAACTTACAGCGCCGATTTCACCATTGTCTGCCGCTAGTTTTGTATTAGCACCCCAGTTGGCCAATGTTGTTCCAGTTGGTTGTAAACGGAATGGTGTATCACCTACAACAAATCCTGTGTAACCTCTATCACTGTTTAACGCAATCATGTTCTGTATAGCCTCTGGATATCCAGGACATGCTATCAAGTTGAATACATAGTTATCAGTGTCTCTTAGAGCTACGTTAGCATCTATCTCACCTTTTAACGCTTCTATAACAAAACTACGTTGCGCAAAACGGCCAAACTGTCCAACACCTAAATGATCATTAGGACTTACTGTTACCCAACGAGCTGTGTTATAATAACCAGCCTCTAAGTTGTCCATTGGATCGTTCTGATAACGAATATTAAAACCGTTGTTATCATAAATGTTGATGTAGTTTGCTTCGTATTTCTTAACATTAAATCCACTACGACGTAGATTCCATAAGCGTGTACCTTCTGGATATAGTGCTGGATCTGGAGCATCTGGATCTAGGTAGTTGCTAGTCAACAATTCTTTGATCGTGCTAGGCATTGTTGCCTGACCGCTAGTTGCCCAACGTGCGTCATGGAATAACCAACCGTTAGGTGTAACATGATCTGTTACATCTTGTTGGACCCAAGTTAATGAATCACCATTGTAAACATATACGGTTTGACCATAAATGTCAGTAGCTGAACTATCAATCCAAATATCACCATTCTCTAATGCTGTACCATCGCTCTGTGTAGTTGGCTGACTGGCAGCAACTATAGGACCGTTTGGATCACTGTTAGGGAATGCAGGTGTAGTACCCTGTGTAGGATGTCCTGTTCCATCGTATTGATAACCTACCCATGTAGTACCGTTGTGATATAGAATATCTACTTCTTCTAAGTTACTACCGTACCATAGGCTTCCGTTAGCTGGAGTTGTAGTTGGTTCAATCGAACTAGCTTCAAATACCAATGGTGCCCAGTTACTGGCTTTAACTGTATAACTGTCGTACATTCCTGCTTCGTATAGGTTAGCTGTTGGGCTATTACCTGCCGCTGTAAATCCTAGATCTGATAGAACTGGAATAGTTCCGCTATCAGTAATCTGTATATCTCCACCTAGAGCGTGTGTTATTGTTAGATAACCTGCGCTAGATACACTTGCTGAAACATTTTGGAATCCTGCGGCACTTATTGCTGTAACTATATCACTGCCATTTACTGTAACGTGACTTGTTGCTGTGCTTGCTGGAATCGTAGTAACAACAATGGTTGCTGTGTTTGTAACACCTGCCATTCCTGGTACTGTTTCTGCTATAGTTAATTCGTATGTTGCTGTAGATCCTGCTGATTTTGTAATAACTAATGAGTTTACATTTACAGAACCAACTATTGTAGTAGGCTTAACTGCTGTTCTTCTTAAGATTTCAAACTCAGCTAGTTGCGGGCTACCATCAGCGCCTGTACCACCGTTGAAGTTGCTTTCAACCATTAGTGTACCAACAGCAATATTCGAACCACCACCTACTGGATCTAGTGCCGCGATACCTGCGTCTGTTGAACTGTATATAGGAGCATTTACCACACTCCATGCTCCTGTTGTAGCATTGTATAGTTTAACAACCCAAATAGCACCAACACTGGCCGCTGTAGTTTTAATGTAAACGCTTCCGCTAGGAACACCAGCTGCCGCGTACTTAGGTACTTGTGTATGTGGCGCTATTGTTAATGCCACTGGAGCAAATGTTGATGTAGTTAGACCCAAGCTATTAACAGCATTACCGGTAATAGTTATCTTACCATCCATTGTTGAACCATTGCTGGCTGCACTAGCATCAGCATATAGTTCTAAATAACCTTCGCTATTAACTTTAGCACCAACACCGTATGTTGGTAATAGTGTGTTAATAGTTGTCGCTACTTGTGCTGTACTTGTAGAACCAATAGTAACAGCATGACCATTGATAGAGAATGTGCTACCAGGAACAACATTACTAAACCCAGCGCTTGTTACTAGCGGGTAACTTGTTTCCCAACTGTATGATTTGAATGTGCTACCAGATATAGGTGTGCCAAACTCTTGTTCAGCATTGCTACCTACTTCTACCCAGTTGTTGTTCATGTTTTTATACCATACAGCTCCCATGTTTCCTGAAGTAGCTACGACTGCATAAGCACCCAATGTTCCAAAACTAGAGCTCGGTGTCATTCCGTCTGTAGTAGCAGAAGCACTGTTGCTGTCGTCGATGATTAATGGTGATTGTAATACAAATACTTTATTAACACTATCCCACTCATAAATTCCAAACTGTGTATTACCTGTATCTAACCAGTATGTTCCGTTAACTGGATTACCAGTTGGAACACTTGCGTGTGCTGTTAGTTCGCTCAAATCAATGTTAGCACGGACCACATAGGCTTTGCTACTAACACCTAGTAAACTGTAAGCGGCTTGTAAACCGTATTCGTTTTGCTCTCCGCCGTTAATACTGTTTCCTTGGCTGTCTGTTGGAAACAATGGAGTACCGAATGTGCTAGCTAAATCCATCTGGCTAGTGATGGTGTATATTGGAGCCTCTCCAGTTGCTGCCGGTACTGTACCTATTGCTGTAACTCCGGAGCTGTTAGTCTTGTTCGCTGCCGATGCTACGAATATTAAAGGTACTGTTCCAGGTGCTGCCGGTGTGTAAAAACTTTCATCGATTACACTTACGCTAACGCCTGGTGATTGTAGTGTGTTTGCCATTGTCAAATCTCCTAGTTTGGATCACTTTGTTTTATTTAGCGATACAGAGAGATTTTTTACCCTATTAAATACACTGTAAAGGGCAACTAAAGGGCGCGAATGACTAGATTATTATGCAAAAAATGCGGAACTAGGCCGTGTGCGGTCAACTATCATAAAGAAGGTGTCACACACTACAGGAGTCAATGTGACCATTGTGCTAGGGGAAGAAAAGAAGGCATAGCTAGGTGGATCAAGGCCGGCTACAAGTTAAAATTAAAATGTGATAAGTGCGGGTTTGCTAGCAAATATAGCAAACAGTTTAACGTCTATCACATAGACGGAGACCTAAATAACTGTCGTCACTCTAATCTAAAATCAGTGTGTGCAAACTGCCAACGTCTGTTACAAGATCTTGGCCTTCCTTGGCGGCAAGGCGATCTAACACCAGATTTTTAATCTGCTTGAACAGATCATCTATTGTTGTGTCATTACTAATTGTGTAATCTATATCTCCGCCGACCCAACTGTATTCGCTAGCATGTACATTAGCTTTATCTAATCGGGTCTTGCTTAATGCCCAGTTTATATTACCGTCGGGGCCTTGATTGTAGTGCTCGGCATCTTTAAACCATTTAGGATCTTTGCCTCTTTTAATACGTATGACTATTCCACCGCTGTTATGAATAGCTTTGATTTCATTTGGAAATCGAACATCGCTGATTACAATATTATCAGCAGTTTTACGCATTTTATTTTCTAAACTGGCAATCCACATATCATCATGGAATCCGTCTCTGATAACTTCTGTACCCCAGTATTGTAGTATCCAGCGAGGAGTTAAATGTGGTATGTTTAAACGTTTGGCCCACCAAGGATCAACTTCTTCACGCCATTTACGTGCTTCTGCTGTACGTCCTTCTAGTAGTGTTCGATCCCAACCAAACACGTTGGCTACGGCATCTTTAAGTGTATTGGCAAAACTATCTCGCCTAAATTCGTGAAAGTTAACCAAATAGTCTGCGGCTGTATCTTTGCCGCTACCTATCAAACCTACAAAACCTATTATCATAGTGTCCCCTGAGATAACAAAGTTTATTACATTTTTATTTAACTGTCAACCTCTAGTAAACCACATTGGGTTTTGATTGTCTTCATTATTAATCAAGGCCTGTTCTAATTTTTCAATCATCTCTTTACCTTCAGCTTTTAGTGCCGCACCATTAAGCTGTGTTCCGCCTTGCGGACTGGCAATAGTGGCGAACTTTTCACGTGCTTCACCTAATATGATTTTACAGTTTGCTAGTGCGTAGTCCTTTAACCATATGCCAGAATAGGGGTCTGAGAACAACTGAAAATCTGGACGTTGATTGTACATCCATAATAACACACTTTCTTGTCCTCTTGGTCGCTGTGTAATACGTAGCTTTTTAGTAACTGGATTAAAATCAAACAGTATATAACTACCAAATAACTTACCAACTTCTTTCTGGTATGATGCAAACATGTAATAAGTTGCGATACCGCCCATATTACTGGTACTCAACAAGTAGGTGTTAGAATACGCCAAGTTGAATGGTTCGAATAAACTTCCGCCGTCTCCGCCACCTGTTCTAGATCCAATACTACGACGAAATATTTCTCTAACACTGGTAACTTCTCTAGGCAGTATATATTCGTTTTGATCTATTTCTAGAGTTAAAAATCCATAGCTTTCCTCAACAGCATTGCTACTGCGTTGGCGATATTTTGCTAGTGCTCTATCAATAGCTACATTATAATGTTTAGGATCTAACTCAACATCAACGATGCCGTCAGCTAAGAAATTACGGATATAATTTACTACATCTTGTCGTGCGACTTCCAGCTCTTTTAGATAGTCTTCGTATTCTTTAGTGGGTTTATTGTTTAGGTCCATACCATTATTTACCTTATAAATATACTACTATGCCGGATACATTTCAATTCTTAAAAAACAAATATACTAGATGGTACTATAGTATTATCAATAATGCTCAAAATAGAGAAATTAATGACTATGTAGAATCTCATCATATTATTCCTAAAAGTTATCTTAGGAGTTTAAAGTGCCAAGGTTGAGTTTATACAAACCCGAAAAAGGCCCCGATTTCCGATTTCTAGATCGTGTTATCAACGAACAATTCCAAGTGGGCGGAACTGATATATTTGTTCACAAATATCTAGGACCCGTTGATCCTATTACTGGTTCTAGTACTCCGGAAATACCTGTAAACACTAACCCTATACCGGAACTAGGCATACAGGATCTGCTGTTTATGGAAAACAGAGATAGGCATTACGATCCCGATGTTTATCATTTGCGTGGCATTTATACGATGCAGGATATAGATTTTAATCTAAGCCAGTTTGGATTATTTCTACAAAATGATAACATTATGATTAACTTTCATTTGCGTACTACTTTTGAAGCGATAGGACGTAAACTTATGGCTGGAGATGTGTTAGAGTTACCCCATTTAAAAGATGAATACGCATTAGATGACAGTATGGTAGCACTAAAGAGATTCTATGTGATTACAGATATAACTCGTGTCAGCAGTGGATTCAGTCAAACCTGGTATCCACATTTACTAAGAGCAAAATGCCAACCTTTAGTCGATAGTCAAGAGTTTAAAGAAATATTAGATAGCCCATCCGGTGACGGTAATAAAACCCTACGTGATGTTCTCAGTACATACAATCAAAATATCGCAATCAATCAGGCGATTATACAAGAAGCAGAACTTAATGTTCCTAAGAGTGGTTACGATACCAGCCCCTATTATGTATTGCCGTTAAAGGACGATGGATTGTTAAATCCGGTTGATACAACAGCCGGAGATGCCGATGCCAGTACAGATCATAATGTATTAGATGCCAGTTTTATTTTGCGTTCCGACACACAGGGCCCTAATCAACAGTATGCGGGCTATCTTACAGAAAATGCTATTCCACCAAACGGGTCGCCATATACATTTGGCATCACTTATCCCAGTAGCCCAGTAATAGGACAGTTCCATTTACGTACAGATTTCTTTCCTAATAGACTGTTCAAGTGGGATGGAAAATATTGGATCAAGGTACAAGATTCAGTGCGCATGACAGAAGATAACTTTGGTTATCAAGACACTGCACCAGGTACATTGAACGCAGGTAAAGATGTTGAGCTAAATCAGAAAGCTAGTTTTGTTAATAACAATAATACAGCCACTATAAATGGTGCAGTGATACAGGAAAAACAAAGTCTAAGTAAAGCACTTAGACCAAAGGCAGATAATCTATGAGCGATTTTTTCTATGATGGTCAAGTAAGGCGATTTGTTACACAGTTTATACGTGTAATGAGTAACTTTAGCTATAAAGATGCTAGAGGTAATCTTACACAGGTACCTGTTCGCTACGGGGATATGAATAGACAGGTAGCACAGATACTGAGCAAGAATACTGAAAATGTTGTGCAGAGTGCTCCCTTTATTGCCTGTTATATCAAAGACATACAGTTTGATAGAGAACGTGTACAAGATCCATATTTTGTAGAAAAAGTGCAGGTAAGAGAAAGAGATACCAATGCCGACGGCAGTCAATATCTAAACACGCAGGGCAGTAACTACACAGTAGAACGTATCATGCCTAGTCCTTACAAGGTAACGTTCAACGCTGATCTATGGACAACAAACACAGAACAAAAACTACAGTTATGGGAACAGATAGCTATCCTGTTTAATCCGGCATTAGAAATACAAAGTACAGACAACTATCTAGATTGGACCAGTTTGAGTTATCTAGAACTGTCTACTATGGTTTGGGAAAGTCGTAGTATACCACAAGGATTAGAAAGCGATATCAGTATTTGTAACATGAGTTTTACCAGTCCAATATGGATTACTCCTCCTGCCAAAGTCAAACAGATGGGTATTATAACTAAGATTATCACCAATGTGTTTGCTGATCCAACTGGCACGCTAGAAGGTGCTCCATATACTACAGAATTAGGATTAACTGATCTATTTGATGGTCAAACTCCCAGTGCCAGAGTTATTGTTACTCCTGGAAACTTTGATCTGCTGGTTTTAGATAATACAGCGACTCTATTGCCCTTTAAAGATTCTGCTATATTTGACCCGTTAACTGATCCAGCATCAGCAGAAAAAGTACAATGGCAACAACTGTTAGATTTATATCCCGGACAGTTCAGGGCGGGACTTAGTCAAGTTAGATTGGCCACTGCCTCGGGCAACGAAATAGTAGCATACGCATCATTAAATCCGTTAAATGATTTTGCATTATCTTTAAACTTTGATGCCGATACTATTCCATCTAACACTATTATAGATGGCAGAGGCACAGTTGACGCTATTATCAATCCAGTGACTTACAATCCTAAAGGTGTAGTTGCGGGAACTAGATATTTGATTTTGGAAGATATATCTCAAGATGTAACTGCGTGGACAAACGCAGACGGCAGTTATTTCTTTGCCAGTGCCAATGATGTTATATCATGGGACGGTGTTAACTGGAACATCTTACTCGATCCTAATACTTCAAGTGACCCTGTTTACATAACTAATACATATACAGGGATACAGTACAGAT